TCCAAGAACATGACCAATGACATGGTCAAGCCGCACAAGTCTTACGGCATCCACAAGAACTTGTCGGGCACCAGCGATAAGCACCCGCAATCAGGACTTCAGTCCTTCAATGGGAAAAAATAACCATTGACAAGGATGGGGTATGATTGAAATCATCATCAAGCGGCTACTCGAAGAGCAATCTCGGGTAGCCCATGAGACTATGGAGCATCCGGGCGACGGCTCATCTTTTGAGTACGGGCGCAGGATAGGTATCTACGCCGGTCTGGGTCGCGCACTTGCGACTATTGAGGAGACCTTGGCACAAGGTGAAGAGGACGATGAACATGACAAAGCACGTCGTGTTAAAAGAGCAGTCTACGGAGAGTGATGAGGACATCTTCCCCGTTGTTGATCCAAATGGGGAGCCCTTCGGTTCTCGCGTTTTGGTTCAAATCCGCCGCCCCCGTCAAAAGCGGGGCAGCTTCTACATTCCAGAAGAATCAATGAAGACCGAGCTTGACAACACTTGTGTTGCCAAGGTGGTTGCTGTTGGCCCTCTGGCTTACAAGAACCGCAACACCATGGAGCCTTGGTCCGAAGGCAAGTGGTGCGAAGTCGGATCTTATGTGTTCGTCCCCAAATATGGCGGCATCCGCTGGGAAGTCCCTTGCGAGGGAAGCGATATGTACCCCGGCAAAGTTCAGTTTGCCTTGTTTGATGACCTCAACATCTTGATGAAGGTCAAAGACCCCCGCAAGTCTGATACTTTGGTCTAATGGAGGCCACCATGAACAGCACCGAAAAAGCTCAAGTTCAGGAAGAAGAGTTCGAGATCATTGAAGGCGATCCGCCTGCTGAACAAGAGCAGCAGCCCGAGCAGCAAGAAGAAGAACAACAGGACGAGGAAGACGCCCGCCTCTCCGATGATCGCAATGACGAAGAAGAGGCCCGCCGCGCGGCCAAGCGTGAAGAACGCCGTCGCGCCAAAGAGCGCCAGCGCTATGCCCGTGACAAAACCAAGGAAGACTTGCAGTGGTTGATGGAGCAAAACCGTCGCCTGCAAGAACGCCTTGAGGCTGTGGAAACCCATGCGCTGAGCGCCCAAAAGGGCAATCTCGACCAGAACTACAATCAAGCCATGTATTCCGTGCAGGCGGCTGAGCAGGCACTGGCAAAGGCCATTGAGATTGGTGATGGAGCCCGCGTGCCGGAACTCCTGCGCCAGCGCGATCAGGCCATGGCTCGTGCGGCTGAAATCAACCGCATGAAACAAGGCTTCGATAATCCGCCTCCGCAGCGCCAGCCGTCAGAAGTGACCGAAAAGGCGCAGCGCTGGGCAGCCCAGAACTCTTGGTTCAATGCGACCGGCAGCGATCCAGACAGCATGATTGCCAAAGCCGTCGATGCAAGCCTTGTTGCAGAAGGCTTCGACCCCGCTTCTACCAAATATTGGAAAGAGCTGGATCGTCGCTTGGCCGAGCGTCTGCCGCACCGTTTTGCAGATGAAGAAGATTCGGACTATACTCCTACTCAACAGGGGCGGCGTGGGCCGCCTGTAGGTGGCGGGCGCGAAATGAGCACCCCCGGATCGAAGAAGGTTTATGTCAGCGCCGAGCGCATTCAAGCGATGAAGGATGCTGGCTATTGGGATGACCCAGTTCTGCGCCAACGCATGTTGAAGCGTTATGCAGAAGTGGATCGTGAGTTGAAAGCAGCACGCTAAGCATAGGAGCGAGCTATGAATCTTGGTAACGATGAACGCCTGAAGAAAACTGCCGACACGGCACGCCGTAGCCGCGCGATGGATGATCGCAGCGTAACAGAGAGCAGAGAGCTTTCCGATGATGACCGTGTCCAGATGTTCCGAGACGCGTTTTATCAAAGCGCATTGCCTGATTTGCCGGAAATCCCCGGTTATCATGTGTGCTGGCTGACTACGACCAATCCGCGTGACCCTATTCAGGGCCGCTTCCGTCTCGGATACGAGCCGGTTAAGCCCGAAGAAGTTCCCGGTTGGGAATACGCTTCGATCAAAACCGGCGAATATGCTGGCCTGATCGGTGTGAATGAGATGATCGCAGCAAAACTGCCTGATCGTCTTTATTACCGCCTTATGAGGGAAGCGCACCATGACGCGCCTCTGCGTGAGGAAGAACGGATCACATCGGACATGGATTCAATGAGCGAACGCGCGCGTGGTTCAAAGAGCCGCATGATCGAGGAAGAAGGCTTCAGTGGGATGCGTGAAGCGCCGCCTAATCCAATTTTTGATTAGGTAATCTCCATCTAGCAGAAGGAATCGAGAATGTCCTCGACCAATGCTCCCTTCGGTATGCGCGCGGCTTATAGCCCGTCGGGCACTATCCGTGAAATGGCCGGTACGATTCTGTCCGGCTACAATACAGACATCTACACGGGCCAGCCCGTGAAGATGGGCACTGACGGCACCATTCAGGTTGCTGCTGCGGGCGAAGCCCTCATCGGCCTCTTTGCTGGTTGCCAGTACCTCCCTTCCGGCGCTCAGCGTCCTGTTGTCTCGCCTTCGTGGCCTGCCAACACCGCTGCAACGGAAATCGTTGCGTACTACACCATGGATCCGTACCTCGTGTACGAAATCCAAGCAGATGGTTCGATCTCGCAGGCAGAAGTTGGCCAGCAGGCTGATTTCACCAACGTGTCCAACTCGAACGGCCTCGGCTATTCGACTTGCACAATGGATGCTGCGACCCACAACACGGGTAACTATCAGCTCCGCATCGTCGGCATCGCTAATGGCATTGATAATGCTGCAGGCGACGCTTACACCGTCGTACAGGTTCAGATCGCGAACCATCAGTACGTCGCCACGCGCAACGCCTTCTAATAGGGAGATTCCGTTATGGCTACACCAATGCGCAGTACGGACTTCCGTTCCATNNCCCGTCCTCTTCGGTTTCGGCGCTGCGCCGGAACTGCCCGATGGCACGGCTGTCACCTATCAGTCTGGTGGCGTGCTCTTCATCAAGCGCTACCAGTACAAGGTCTATGGCCTTGCCTTCGCGCTGACCAAGGTTCTCGTCGAAGACGGTGATCACATCCGTATCGGCCAGACCTACGCTAAGCATCTTGCTCAGTCGCTGGTCGAAACGAAGGAAACGAATGCTGCCAACGTCCTCAACCGCGCCTTCAACGGTGCGTATGCGGGCGGCGACGGCAAGTCGCTGGTTGCTACCGACCATCCTATCGTCAATGGCACCTTCTCAAACCAGCTCTCGACCGCCGCTGCGCTGTCGCAGACCTCGTTGGAGCAGATCCTCATCCAGATCCGCAACGCTGTTGACAACAACGGCAAGCGTATCCGTTTGAACCCGACGAAGCTCGTTGTTTCGCCTTCGAACGTCTTCCAAGCGGAAGTCCTTCTGAAGTCGGTCCTGCGCGCTGGCACGGGTAACAACGATATCAACCCCGTGAAGAGCATGGGCCTCCTCGATGGCGGTCAGGCCAACCTGTCGCGTCTAACTTCGACCACCGCTTGGTGGGTCGAAACCGATGCGCCGGAAGGCCTCAAGTTGATGATGCGCCGTCCGCTCGAAAAGAGCATGGAAGGCGACTTCGAAACCGACTCGATGCGCTTCAAGTCAACCGAGCGTTATGACCTCGGCTGGACCGATCCGCGCGCCGTCTTCGGCACGCCGGGCGTTTGATCCTTTCGGGGATTTCTTTAAGGGGCGGCAGGGAAACTTGCCGCCCTTTTTCTAGTGGGTTGCCACTACCAAACCCGCTAGAAATAGTGCATGATCTTGTTGGTCAAGCTTTTCAAGGAGAAGACCTATGCCGCAGTATTCTGATGATCTCTGGCTCGGTGCCGCTACTGGCCCGCAGTCTCAAGGCTGGGCTGGCCCCGGCACCGTGTTCGCAGGCGTTGGCCCTCTGGGTCGCACCTACATTTTTGACGCCGTTCCAGCCACTAAGTCTGCAACCGCTGTTTGCGCCGCTCAGGCTGCCGCAGCCGCTGGCGGCCTGACAATCAATGGCGCTTCCGCTTCTGGCGGCGTTGCCACGTTCGACTACGCTCGTTGCGTCAACGTCGATACATCCAACATTGCCAACACCACGCAGACAGTGACCGTCACGGGCACCGACTATTGGGGTCAGGCACAGACTGAAACCATTGCTTGCAACGGCACTACAGCAGTTGCTGGCTTGAAGGCATTCAAAACTGTCACCGGCGTGACTGTTGATGGCGCTATTACGGGCACGATCTTTATCGGCAACGAAGACATCTTCGGCCTGCCCTATCGCGTGACCGACGCTGGCTATCTGTTCCGTCTTGGTTGGGCTGGCGCTCTTGCGAACGACACGTCTGGCACGTTTGTCGCCGCTGACACGGCAACTGCAACGGCAACGACCGGCGACGTGCGTGGCACGTTTGCTCCGTCTTCTGCTGCAAACGGCACTCGCCGTCTTGTCATCGGCATTGCGCTCACCGGCACACAGGCTGGCCCGAACGCTACGCAGACGGCTGCTATCGGCGTCACCCCCGCCTAATGAAATTGGGGGGCTTCGTGCCCCCCTCCTTTTCTTTTAGGAGGGCTAAATGGCTGATACCGTTACATCTCAGACTTTGCTCGACGGTGAGCGTCTGATCATTATGAAATTCACGAACGTGTCTGACGGCACGGGCGAAAGCGCTGTCAACAAGATTGTTCCCGCCAATCTTGCCGTCAACTCATTTGGCGTTGCTTGCACCGATCTTAAGATCAACCAGATTTGGTCTACAACAACCGGCATGGCCGTTAATATGTTGTGGGATGCAACAGCTGATGTTTTGGCTTGGACGATCCCGCAAGACACCAACTATTGGATGAAATTCGGCGATCATCTCGGCGGCATTCCAAATAATTCTGGTGCAGGAAAAACGGGAAATCTTGCATTTTCAACTGTTGGTGCGTCAGCTGGCGACAGCTACAGCATCATTGTTGAGTGCATCAAAATTTATGGGTGATCCATGGGGCGCTGGTGCATGGGA